CCTGGCCATCGTCGCCGCCGTCGCCAACGTCGACCCGGCCACAATCGACCCACTGCTCGACCTGGCCGAAGAACTGATCACCCAGGCCCGCACCCTGACCGACGCCTCCGGACTCACCTGGACCCAAACGGCCCGCGACAACCTCGCCCTCGCCGACGCCGACCCGCTCGCCCGCGGCGCCTGGTTTTTTGTCGCCCGGCTGACCTATTCACGCTGACCCAATGCTCCGCCTGCAAACCGCCAGCTTTTTCGACTCCGCCGCGGTACTGACCGCGCTCGACCCATCGCGCCGCGTCGCCCTCGCCCGCGGTGGCGCCTTCATTCGCCGGACCGCCCGTAACTCAATCCGCCGGCGCAAGACGCCCTCCACTCCCGGCCAGCCACCGACCAACCAAACCGGACCACTCAAAAAACTGCTGTTTTTCGGCTACGACCGCTCAACGTCCTCCGTTGTCGTCGGCCCGGCCTTGTTTGCCGGCCGCAAATCACCAGACGGACCGACGCCCCCGACGCTGACTCTTGAAGCCGGCGGAACCTTCTACCGCCAACGCCGCGACGCCCTCGAGGCCCGCCGGATTGAACCGCGGCCGTACATGGGCCCGGCCCTCGCGGCCAACCTGTCCAAACTGCCCCCACTCTGGAAAGACGTCCTCAAATGACCCGCCTGGCCCTCGATTGTGTGATCAGCCGCAACACGGCGCAGACCTACGCCGCCCCGACCTGGAACGCGCTCGAACTGGTCAAAGACGCCACGCTCAACCTCAGCAAGGCCGAAACCGACGTCACGACCCGCGGCTCCGGCGGATGGGCGCAGACGCGCGGCACCATCAAGGAGGCCGAATTGTCTTTCGAAATGGCCGCCGACAACACCAACGCCGATTTTACCGCCTTACGAGATGCCTGGCTCAACGGCACTCAAATCGACCTGGCGGTACTCGACGGAGCCGCCAACGCCTCCGGCGCCCAAGGCCTCCGCGCCCTCTGGGAAATCATCGGATTTACCCGCAACGAAAACCTCCGCGAGGCCGTCACCTATTCCATCACGGCCAAACCCGGATTCAACGTGACCAACCCGCCCGTTTGGATGACCGTCACCTAATGCACAGCTTTTCCGCCGGCGCCCACACGTTTCAAATCAACCTCACGCTGGGGGAACTGCGCCGCGTGCGCGCCGCCGGCTGGGACCTGCTCGCACTGGACGCCGGCGACCCCCCGCTAGCGCTCCGGCTCCGCTCTGACCCCTACACCACCGGCGAAATCCTCTGGGCCCTCCTCGCCCCGCAACTCGAACACGCCAACCTCTCCGAGACCGACTTTGTCGGCCTCCTCGACGGCCCGGCGCTCGCCGCCGCCTACCAAGCGCTGACGGAGGAACTTGTCGATTTTTTCCAGAAACTCGGCCGGACGGACCTGGCAGAACTGCTCCACACCAGCGGACGGATTTGGGCGAAGGCACTGGTAACGGCCACCTCCACCCTCGAGAGAACCGAAATCCCTGGAACGCCGTCGCCATCCTCGCCGCCCGCGCTCAACTCGAGCCCTGGCCCTGGACCCTCCGCGAACTCGCCGCAGCCGCCGACCGACGCAGCCGCGACGAATGGACGCACACCGCCACCCTCGCCGCCATCATCGCCGCCACCATCCCCGGCAACACCCACACGCACCCCCGGCACTGGTATCCCTGGCCGGACGAATGGCCCGACCCCCCGCTAACCCGCGTCCCCATTACCGCCCTCAGGATCTTTCTGCCCAATGGCCACTAGCCCCAGCGGGATCCGCGCCGGCCGCGCCTTTGTCGAACTGTTCGCCGCGGACGGACCCCTCACGGCCAGCCTCGCCAAATGGGAAAACAAACTGGCTGGCTGGTCGGACCGCGTCACCGCCGCCGGCCGCGTCGCCCTCACGGCCTCCGCCGCGATTCTCGCGCCGCTCGCCGCTGCCACCGCCAATTTTGTCGCCTCCGGCAGCCAACTGGACGACATTGCCCAACGCACCGGCGCCAACGCCGAGGCGCTCAGTGTGCTGGGATACGCCGCCGGCCGCACCGGCAGCAGCCTCGAAGCCGTCGAAAAAGCGCTGCTCAAAACGCAGAAAGCCGCCGCAGAAGCCGCCGCCGGCTCGAAAGGAGCAGAAGAGACCCTCGCCGCCGTCGGACTGACCGCCGCGGACCTCGCCGGACTGTCAGCCGACCAACAATTCTCCCGCATCGCCGACGCCCTCAACGGAATCGCCGACCCGGCCAGCAAAACCGCCGCCGCCCTCGAACTCTGGGGAAAATCCGGCGCCGAACTGATTCCCCTGGCGACGGAACTGGGGGACCTCGAAGCCGAAGCCAAACGACTGGGAATCACGATGGACGGCGCGGCCGTCGCCGCGGCCGCCGCTCTGGGGGATTCCTTCGACCGCCTCAAAGCCGCCGGCGGAGGCGTCACCAACCAGATCGGCGCCGCCCTCGCGCCGGCTCTGACCGCCGCCATCGACGCCCTCACCAACGCCACGGCTCAAACCGCCGCCTGGATCAGAGAACACCAAACCGCCGTCACTGTCGCCGCGGCCGCCGCCGTCGCCGTCGGAAGCTTCGGCGCGGCTCTGGTGACGACTGGCCTCGCGCTCAAAACCGTCGCCACCAGCCTCGCGGCCGTCCGCACTGCCACCACCGCCGCCGCCGCGGCCTGGACCACACTCGCGCCACTGCTGGCCGCGCTCGCGTCACCCGTCGCCATCTGGGGCGCCGCGCTGCTGGCCGTCATCGCCTTACTCGCCCGCTTCACTGCCACCGGACAAGCCGCCACCGCCGCGCTCACCGACGCATTCGGAGCCCTGGCCGCCACTGTCGGCCAAACCGTCGGCGGCATTGCCGACGCCCTGGCCTCCGGCGACGTCTCCCGCGCCGCAAAAATCCTGTGGGCCGGCCTCGACCTGGCCTGGACCCAAGGGACCGGGGGACTCGCCACCCTCTGGCGCCAATTTCTGGCCAAAATCGTCAGCCTCGCCGAAACGGCCGTCAACGCTCTCGCCGAACCATTCGCCCAACTGACCGGCCTGGACCTCACCGCCAATTTCGCCGACGCCTGGCAACGCGAAGCCGAAGCCACCCGCGACGCCACCGCGGACGCCGTCGCCGCCGCCCAAGACGAACTCGACAAACTCACAGCCAAACGGGAAGAAACCACCCCAGAACGCCGCCGCCGACCGGCCCCCGGCGACACCACGGGCCTCAACCTGGCCGCCACCGCCGCCGCCGCAACCAAAACCGGCTCCAACCCATTCGTCAACGCCACGACGTTCGAGGGATTCAAAGCCGTGCTGGCCAGCTTGCGGCCGCGCCAAGATCCAATCGTCTCCGAACTCAAGCAAATCAGGCAAAACACGCAGGCAACCGCCACGGAAGGCAAGAAAACCCGCGAAGCCCTGGAAGATTTCACCGTCGGGGAAATTGACTGATGCCGCTCTACACCTTCGGAGAATCCCACGCCGAAACGTCCACGCTGGACAACCCGCGGACCTACACCCGCTATTTCCGCGCCGAAACCGACCCGGCCGACGACGCCAACACAATTCTCCGCTCGCGGCCGGACCTGGCCCGCGGCCAACCCCACCCGCGCGACTCGTCCGCCCGCATCACCAAAACGGAGTTTTCACGGACCGGGCCCGGGACCTGGGAAATCACCGTCGAATATTCGACCGCCACCGAAGACAAAACCAACCCGCTCGGACGCCCCACGAATTGGGACCTGTCCCAATGGGAGGCCCGAACAATCGGCCTGACTCGCGACGCCGCCGGCCGCCCAATAAACAACACCGCCGGCGACCTGTTCGACGACCCCCCGGCGTCCGCGGACCGCCATTTCCCCATTCTGCGGGGAACCCGCAACATCACGCCCAGTTTCCCCCCCTGGCTCCTCGACTACACCGACTCAATCAACTCCGACGCCATCCGAATCCGCGGCCTCACGTTCCCACCGCTCACACTGCGCGCCAAAATCGCGATTTCCGACATCCAGACCGAAAACGACATCGATTTTTCAACGCTCTCGATGGAATTCGCAGTCAACCCTGCCACCTGGATCCACCGACAACCCAACCGCGGCTTTTTCGAGCTCTATTACGACAAAGGCCAAGACCCGGCCAAGCAACCCAAACCCGCCGGCCGCCGCCGAATTCTGGTCAATGGCGAACCGGCAACCGAACCCCAATGGCTCGACCAATACGGCCGCGCCATTGCGGACCCGGCCAAAGACCCGACCAAATTAATCTTCCTGTCTTTCGACTTGCACGCCCGCCGCCCCTTCAACGCTCTGCCCCTATGACCCTCAAAATTTGGAGAGGGGACGCCGTCGCCGTCGCCCAGATCACAACCATTCAACGGCCCGCGGAAGCCGGCCCGGTCTCATTCACCATCGGCAACAAAACACTCCGTTTTGCCAATTGGGACCTCGCCGCCATTGTCAGCACCTGGAACAACACCGCCACGCCGCCCGACCCCGTCGCCGCCTCCGAGGAATTTTCCACGCTGCTCGCCGGCTCCGCCGGCGACGCCCTCACGCTCACAGCCCGGACCCCGGGTATTCCGTTTTTCGTGACCGTACGCGCCGGCGACTCCGACGCCACCAACCGCACCACCGACGAAATCCAAACCCTCACAATCGGCAACGCCCCCACCGGGGGAACCTTCACGCTCAGTTTCAACGGCTCGACCACTGGCAACCTCGCCTACGACGCCGCCGCCGCCACGCTTCAAACCGCCCTCACCGGCCTGGCCTCAATCGGCGCCAACAACTGCACGGTCACCGGCCCCGCGGGAGGCCCCTGGCAAATCCAATTCACCGGCGCCCTCGCCGCCCAAAACCTGCCCGCCATCACCGCGAACCGCGCCAACCTCACCGGGGGAACCGCCGCCGTCCAAATCGAGACGCTCCAAGACGGCCAGACCGGAACCAACGCGGTCCAAACGCTCTCCCTCCAATCCGTCACGGCCGGAACCTTCACGCTCTCATTTTCCGGCGCCACCACCGCCGCCCTCGCCTGGAACGCCACCGCGGCCACCATTCAGAGCGCCCTCGAGGCGCTCAGCACAATCGGCACCGGAAATATCACCGCGACCGGCGGAGCCCTGCCCGCGGCCGTCACGCTCACATTTTCCGGGACGCTCGCCGCCCAGGCCGTCCCGGCTCTCACCGGCAACGGGACCAACCTGACCACGACGATTGCCGCCACCGTGACCGAGACCACCGCCGGAGCCACCGGCCCCAACCTCCGCGGCCGCGTCACCATCCCCAACAGCTCGGCCAACGACTCCACCGCCTGGCGCCTCCGCCTGGTCTACGAGGGCCAGGTCTACCTCAGCACCACATTCCGACGCGCCAACACCGCCGCCGACCTGCTCGCCGCCCTGCAATCCCTCGCGCCAATCGGAACCGGCAACGCCTCGACCACGACCGGGGGAACCAACGCCGACGGCACAAGATTCGACGACTTCGAACTCATCGGCGCCCGCGCCGGCCGCCACCCCGTGACCGACGCCATCAAGATCGGCAACCTGACCGTGACCTATGCCGCCGGAGCCGCCGCCGCCAGCCCGCGCCAAATCATCCTCCTCCAATACCCCGGCGGAACCAACGAACGCCAAACACTCGCCCTGACCGGATCTCCCACCGCCGGAACCTTCACGCTCAGTTTCGGCGGCCAAACCACCCAACCCATCGCCTACAACGCCACAGCCGCCGCCGTGCAAACCGCCCTCGAGGCCCTCAGCACCATCGAAACCGGGGGAATTACCGCCACCGGGGGACCACTGCCCGGCTCCAATGTGGTCATTGAATTCCGCTCCAACGGCCTGCAATCCGCAAACCAACCGCTCCTGACCGCGTCAACAACCGGCCTCAATCCGGTCATTGTCCAAACCACCCCGGGTATCACCGGGACGCCGGAAATCCAACGGCTCACCCTCACCGGCGACCCCTGGGGAGGGACC